TGCTGAAATTCAGCGCGGACGGAAGCAGTTATGAATTCAGCGGTGTTCGGGATGCAAAGCTGCGCCTGGCAGCGCAGTACAGGGCGCGCTCAAGTACGTTTGGTATGACGAGCGCGACGATGGTGAGAGATGACCACTACGTTGATTAGCACGGAAGCATTGGCGCAAATGCGCGCAGTGCAGGAAAGCAACCTGCCGGAGACGGCCTACATTCAGCGGCTGACGGTGACGAACGGCGCGGACGGGCAATCTGAAGCCTGGACGACCTACGCGACCGTGAACGCGCGGCTGGGTGAACCAAAGGGTGACGTTGAAAAGCAGGTGGCTGCGACCATCAAAGTTGGGAAGGTGAACGTGGTCACACTGAAGGCTGGAACGACCCTGGCCGATAGCGACCAAATCCAAATCAACAGCGTGAACTACCGCGTTCACTGGACGAACAAGAACAAGAGCCACGCGACAGCATTGCGCGTGATAGTGACGGAGGTTTAGGTGGAGTGGATGCCGATTGTTTCTAAGGTGTTGGAGGCGGTGTTGATTGCGATTCTGCCGCCTTTGGCTGCCGCGATGGTGGCGTGGATGGTCGCAAAAGCGAAAGAAGGCTGGGCACGGGCTAAGCTCTGGAATCCGACGGTGACGGATTTGATCGAAGAAGCAGCGAAGTTTGCCGTGCGGGCGGCGGAGCAGGCTGGAGCGGCGGAGCTTATCGCCGACAAGAAGGCTTACGCGCTGCAGATTGCGGAGGCCTGGCTGGCGCAGCGGAATATAACAACTGATTTGGATTTGATTGACGCCGCGATTGAAGCGGCGGTGCTGGAGTTGTTCAACGAGGACAAACCAGAGGAGACGCCTGAAGAGGCGTTTGGGTGAGCCGATGACGGGCGCAGAACTACTCCCGGCGACAGCATGGGAACAAGCCGCGATTATCGGTATCTTTATCGTGTTTGTGGGTGTGGTGTTTGGGTGGATTGCTAAAAGCGAGAAAGACCGACAACTGCACCAGGCCGAACTATCCAAACAAAACCGAGAATTTCAGGCGCAGGAGTCCGAGAAATGGCAGCGGTTTATCGGCGAGGTTGACGATAAATGGCGGGCGTTTAATCGCGAACAGCGCGTTGAAAACACCGAAGCTCAAAAATGCGTGGAAACTTCCATGCAAGGTCTGACTACGGTTATCCAGGGGTTGGTCAGCGAAGTTCGGGAAATGCGCGAGGACAGCAAAGAGTTCTACGCGAGCTTTCGCGAGCACGACGCGCAGGCGAAGGAGATTCTGGCGGAAGTGAAGACCAACGGGAAACCCGCGCCAAAGCCGCGCGTGAAAAAGGACACAGACGCGTGATCAGCATCACTTATCGCACCACCATCCGCTACAACCGGATTCCGGAGATTGTGGCGCGCTTTCCGGGTGCTGTGCGGGCGGTGGTGGCAAAGGCCGCGCTGGATATTGAGGCGGACGCGAAAGCGCTCTGCCCGGTGGATACAGGCGCACTGTGGGGCAGTATTAAGACGCAGGTTGAAGGAATGAGCGCGAAGGTTACGGCAAGCAAGGATTACGCGGGTTACGTGGAATTCGGGACGTACAAGATGGCGCCGCGTGCTTTCATGCGGCCGGCGGCTGACATCAACGAGCCGAAGTTCATCGCGGCAATGGAAGCACTGGCGGCAAATCTATGAGCAACGCGGCGAGCTGGATCTACTCGACATTGACGACGGACGCAACGCTGAGCGCGCTGATTAGCACGCGGGTGTATCGGGACCAGGCGCCGGAAGCGGCGACCTTCCCGTTCGTCACGTTCACGCAGATCGACGCGGTGCCAGTGAAGAACGCGTTCGCGGATATTCTGATGGACGGTGAGCGCTGGCAAATCAGCGCGTACGATGATGGAAAAACGTATACGACAGTAAACAGCATCGCGGCAAGACTGCGAACGCTGCTGCATAAGACGCGCGGCAGTAACGTGGTGAGCAGCGTGCTGGAAGCGGAGTTCACGCGTTCGGAAACAGACGACGCGGGGAACATGTACAAGTCGGTTATTTTGGACTTTCGGGTCCATACACAGTAGGAGTGACTATGACCTTACCAGCAACAGTTTATCAAGGCATTCAAGTGGGTGTGGAGAGCACAGCTGGCACGCCAGTGGCGGCCAACAAGAAGCTGCTTTCCGTCACGATGAAGCCAAGCCCACAAACGGAAACGAGCCCATTCCGGGCAATGGGCAACAAATACGCCAGCTTTGTTTCGCTGAACAAAGAATGGACGAGCATCAACATCGAAGGGCAGCCAACCTTCAACGAAATCGTGTACCTGCTTTCAGGCCTGATGCACTACGCAGCGCCGGCTCAGCAAGGGGCGACCACTGCTTACAAGTGGACGTTCGTTTCCAACACGAGCGCCGCAGATGTTGGCAAGACCTTCACCATTGAGCAGGGCGACGCGGACAGAGCCTGGCGCGTGGCCGGGGCAAGAGTGAGCGGGCTGACCTTTGACTTTGGGCGGAATGAAATCCGGGTGAGCGGCAACGGCGTGGGTGAACAGCTGGAAACGGGCATCACCCTGACCAGCACGCCAACCGCGCTTTCGCCGGTCCCAATCTTGCCGACCATGCTGAAATTCTACATGGCAGACACGCAGGCGGCTTTGGCTGGCGCGACCGCTTTGACCAACTCGTTCTCGATGCAGTGGAGCCTGACCGATAAATTTGGGCTGGCCTGGCCTGTTGGGCAGGACGCCGTGGCCGTGGAAGGCGAACCGAACGCGAGCGGAAAAATCGTGCTGGCAACCGATACTGCCGGGCTGGGACTGATCGCCACGCTGCGGGCTGCTTCCACCAAGTGGTTCAGAATTGAAGCCACAGGCGGGCTAATCGCCACCCCGTACTACCAAAAACTTACAATCGACTTTCCGGCGCAGATTGAAGCGGTGGGCGACCCTTCGGACACGGACAACGTGTACACGATGGAATTCGGGCTGAAGCCGATCCACGACGCGACCTGGGGCAAGAGCGTGAGTATCGAGGTCATTACCAACCTGAGCGCTTTGTAGGAGCAATAATGCGAATTAGCGACCTTACAAAAGAGACCAAGAAGCTGGAGGTGGTTTACAGGACTGCCTCCGGCGAATTCCCAGTTAATTTGGAATACCGCACGCAGGCAATCACGCTGGGCTTTTTGAAAGAGCTGGAGCAGGCGCAGGGCGCGGACCGGATTGTGTACCAGGTTACGCAGGTAGTGACACGCTGGGATTTGCAGGATGATAGCGACCAGGTTATTCCGATCACAGCGGAAGGGATTGAGGCGGCCGGCGTGCCGGTGTATTTGCTAAACTCCATTCTGGGCGCGATCGCGGAAGACCGGTTGCTTGGGGCTGAAGCAAAAAACGCATAGCGGCGTACCTGTCCGCGCCGAACGTTTATGAGATGCCGCCGCAAGACGAACTGGATGCTTATGAGCTGTTCTTCGTGGCAA